TGGCTGATGATAAGGCACTCATGTATTATCAGAGCACCATGCGCATTGCCCGGCAATGGCTGGGTTCAGGCCTGATCACGGCGGAGGACTACGAGAAATTTGATACAATCGTTGCCGAAAAGTTTGGTGTATCCGCCCGCAGTATCTGGCGCGATATTAACTTGATAAAGCTGCCCTCTGACGGTAATATGCCACCTACGAAAGGGGGTATCTCAAGTGGAACGCACCATTCAACTGGTTCAGCCGATGAAGCTGGCTGAACGGAAACTGCTCCGGGTTGCGGCATATGCACGTGTTTCGTGTGACAAGGATGCAATGAAGCATTCGCTTGCTGCCCAGATCAGTTACTACAACGAATACATCCAGCGCAACCCCGATTGGGTCTTCGCCGGCATCTACGCCGATGAAGCCTATTCCGGTACAAAGGACGACCGCCCACGTTTTGTTCAGCTGATCAACGACTGCAAAGATGGCAAGATCGACAGGATCATTACCAAGTCCATCAGCCGCTTTGCCCGCAACACGGTCACCTTGCTCACAACGGTCAGAGACCTCAGACGCATGGGCATCGGCATTTACTTCGAGGAGCAGAACATCGACACGTTGACGGAAGCCGGCGAACTGATGATTACACTCCTCGCTTCTCAGGCACAGGAAGAAAGCCGCGCCACCAGCGAGAACTGCAAATGGCGCATCAGAAAGAAGTTCGAAGAGGGCTACACCACTCATTTCAATCTGGTCGGCTACCATCAGGTGGACGGGCTGGTCGAAATGATCCCGGAAGAAGCAGAACTGGTCAGGCGCGTTTTTCAGTTGTATCTTGAGGGATACGGCCAGCAGGCAATTGCCAACATCCTTTTTGAAGAGGGTGCGCCTACCTGTTTGGGCGGCGAATGGTTCAGTACAACGATCAGAAGCATGCTTCGCAACGAGAAATATGCCGGCGATCTTCTTCTGCAAAAATCCTTTGTCGCTGATCACATCACAAAGGAAGTAAAGAAAAACAAAGGTGAAATGCCGCAGTTCTTCATTCAGGATGATCATGAAGCCATCGTCCCCCATGAGGTATTCGAAGCCGTAAGGCGTGAAAATGCCCGCAGAGCCGCCAAGTACGGCAGTAACGGCGGAGAGACTTCTGAACTAACTTCACTGGTGCGATGCGACATTTGCGGGAAGAACTACCGTCGTAAGAAAGCAAAAGCCAGATGGCTTTGGTGCTGCACCACCTATAACCTCCGCGGCAAAAAGTACTGCGCATCGAAAGCAATCCCTGAAGAAACCTTGAGAAACGCATGCGCCCAAGTGCTGGGGCTTGCAGAATATGATGCGGAAGCTGTAAAGAACCGCATCGAACGGATTGACGCCATGCCAGACAATCTTCTGGTTTTCCATCTGAAGGATGGTACAATTCATGAAGCGAAATGGGCATTTCCTTCCCGCTCTGAAAGCTGGACGGTTGAAATGCGGGAAAAAGCTGCTGAACAAATGAGGAGGCGCTATGCAAAGACAGGTAACTAAGCGGCAGGTGCAGGTCATCCAGCCGACGATCAATACGGGCTTCATGCAGTCTACGCTGGCTCCGGTAGTCAAAAAGCGTGTTGCAGCCTATGCCCGTGTTTCGACCGAACACGAGGAGCAGCAGACCAGCTACGATGCTCAGGTCGACTATTACACCAAAAGAATCAAGGAGCGTACTGACTGGGTTTTCGTTGAGGTCTATACCGACAAGGGTATCACAGGCACCAATACGAAACGGCGCGAAGGCTTCAATCGCATGGTCAAGGACGCTCTTGACGGAAAGATCGACTTGATCCTTACGAAGTCCGTCTCCCGCTTCGCCAGAAACACGGTCGATACCCTGACCACCATCCGCAAGCTGAAGGAACGCGGCGTTGCGGTTTACTTTGAGGAGCAGAGCATAAATACACTGGACGGTAAAGGCGAGTTGCTCATTACCATCATGTCCAGTATCGCTCAGGAAGAAAGCCGTTCCATTTCCGACAACGTCACTTGGGGCCAGCGCAAGCGCTTTGCAGACGGCAAGGTCAGCCTCGGGTACAAGCATTTTCTGGGCTACGAAAAAGGTGAAGATGGACTTCCCCAGATTGTCGAAGAGGAAGCCAAGATTGTGCGGTACATATATCGTGAATTCCTTCTGGGCAAAACCGGCTCTCATATCGCCAAGACGCTGACCGAGGCGGGAGTACCTACTCCGGGCGGTAAAAAGGAATGGCAAGCGTCTACAGTAATGAGCATCCTTCAGAATGAGAAATACAAAGGCGCCGCCCTGCTCCAGAAGCAGTTCACCATTGATTTCCTTGAAAAGAAAATGAAGGTGAACGAAGGCGAGGTTCCACAGTATTACATCGAACACAGTCATGAGCCGATCATCGACCCGGTTGATCACGACCGCGTTCAGCTGGAGATTGGGCGCCGGAAGGGGCTTGATCGGCGGTACAGTTCAGCGCACTTGTTCTCTGCGAGAGTGATTTGCGGGGACTGCGGCGGTTTTTACGGTCGAAAGCTCTGGCACTCAAATGACGTTTACCGTTCCTTTATCTGGCAGTGCAACGACAAATACAAAAAGGAGCACCGCTGCAAAACTCCGCATTTGACTGAAGAAAAGCTGAAAGAAGCATTTGTGACAGCCCTCAATCAGCGGATGGAGATCAAGGAAGAAACCCTTGCCGCCTGCAGGCTGGGCATTGATGCCATGTGCGATCTCACAGAACTTGAAGCGGGCATTCGGACAATTACAGATGAAATCACCGTTCTGGTTGAATTGTCCAGACAGCTGATCGAAGAAAACTCCCGCTGTGTTCAGGATCAGGAAGAATACCAGCGCAAGCATGCTGCCTTGGTCGAACGATACGAAGAAGCTGACGGACGGCTTAAGGCACTGCAGGCTGAACGAAGCCGACGGATGGATATTCGCAAGAACACCGAGTGGTTTATGGAGATTTTCAGCCAGCAGGAAGGCCTTCTGGATGAGTTCGATGAGGGCTTGTTCTTCGCCCTCGCTGATGTGATGACCATATACCATGATGGGCGCGTGGTCGTTCGCTTCAGAGATGGGGTTGAAATTGAACCTTCTCCGATAAGTTCATCAAAGACTGCATAAACTGCGAGAAATGAAAAAGGCCAGTCATCAATGACTGGTCTTTTATCGTTTGGCAGCTTATTCCGGTCGTATGTCATTTACCACAGCTTTGAACACATCAGATTCGATTATGCTCATAATGTCAGTATGTTCATTGCACATGATCAGAATAATCAGCTGTTCATATTCGTCATGATCATCCGGGTTCTGAATACGCAATTCATAGTACAGTTCATCACCGCCGCCGTATATTGCATAGCACCCTTTCAAACCGTTCACAATAATAGGCGTCGGATTCTGCCGAGGATGACTGCCGGTATCTCGGATCATGAGCTCCAGATCCTTCTGCGGACTGCCGCACAGCGAGGATGTTGCCTGATAATTCAAACTGTAACTCTGGTCTGGCGAAAGGAAATGGAGATTATTGTCGGAAACGGAATCCACCTCTGTATAGAAATAGAATCCTTCAGGGATGGAAAATGATATGCCAGGAATGTGCAAGCGTCCATTTTTGTACTGAATCATCGTATCCCTCGCTTCTTATTCCGCATACAGTACTTCAATCTGATTCTGCTGTGCATATTTTATCGTATTCAGTGTACCGCCCGGTTCGCCATTGAAGACCGCTATGACCAGCGCAGAATGATCAACCATCCAAATATTCCGCTTCTGATAAGCCGCCTTTGAATAAGCTGGGCAGATTGTGCGCTCAAGATCAGCTGCACTGCGAACAGCATTGTACCTCTTCTGCCAGTCAGCCTTCCATGACTTCTCAAAATCAGGATGCGGAATAGCAGAGATAAGTTTAAGATCAGGGTTTGCACTACGCCTGTCCAGCACGACCTCTGCTGCCCAGATGTCAGTACCCTGAGCCATGCCAGTGATAAAAGTTGTGAAACCTCTGGCGATGGCTTGATCGATAGCTGCCGCCAGCGACCGCTTGATTGTTTGTTCGTCCTGCTTCAGCTTACTTGGCCTGTGACCTGTAAAACAGCATCGTTTCATCCTTTTCTCTGCTTCAGTCATATAGATCACCTGTGATGGTTTATTTCTTTTCCCAGACACTGATGGAAACATCGAATACTGCATCATCGCATTTTAGCTGGAAAGTATAGTCAGCATCCTCTCTGACTTCATATTCCAGTTTTCCATCGGTAAGACCCTGACCTTCCAGCACAAAGGTTTCGGTAGATGAATGCCTGATCCAGCTTCCGGTCACGCCGCTGCCATTCTCAGCTTCGATAACTACCAGCTGTCCCTCTTTCAGACCGGGGAGGTCAATGTAATGATCTCCATTGGCTGTGTTGCCGTGTGCTGCATACGAAGCGATTCTCCGCATGCTCGGATAGGGAGTCTTTGGAACAAGAGATGCGACTGCGATATAAGCAAGCAAAAAGAAAAAAGCAATACCCACAATGAGAAGTGCCTTCCTGCGCTTGAACATGAGAGTCTCCTCCACACACGATAATCACTCAGCAACACGATAACTTTCACTCAATTATACCATAGAGAATAATTGAAATGAAGCACCGCCGCCTCCAAAATCACTCAAAATTTCTAATCAATTCGCATTTTGTATAGATTTAATATCACTCAAAAATGCTATAGAATTATCTGTAGGTGGTGATTAGATGATTGATGTTGGCGAGCGCTTGAAAGAACTCATGGAAGCGCGAGGACTGAATATGCATTCCCTTGCCAAGCGGTCCGGGCTTTCATGGAACACGATAAAGAACTTCTATTCTCGCAAGTCGATACCGACCGTCACGACCATCTCCATGCTCTGTGATGGCCTCGGCATAACGCTTGCACAGTTTTTCGATGTTGATGGCGACAATGTGCATCTGACCGCTGAACAGCAGCATGTGATCAATCGGTGGGATGCGTTGACTGATCGTGAGAAGGAAATCATTGATGGCATGATGGATATTGCGCTGAATAGTCGCAAGCAGAACGAAAACTGATAGTCCAAGATAAAGTTCAGGCGGATACTGACAGCTGTACGCTGTTCGGTATCCGCCTTTTATGCTTTATGCCATTCTGTGGCTTACATTCAGTACCGCGCTCTGCAGGACTTCTTCTGCACGGTAGCTGGTATTCAGCCAGTCCCGCACAGCTTCCCGGGGCAGAATGACTGGCATCCGATGATGGATGAAAGAGATACTCTCTGCCGGGTCGCGGGTCAGGATAGAGAATACGGGCTTTTCATGTTCAAAGCGATAAATGCCAGCCATGTAGATGACAGCCTTCTGCTCTGCACTGATTGCGTACTTCGGGCGCCCGGGTTCGTTTCTATTCCACTCGAAGTACCAGCTTGCCGGGATAATGCAGCGCCTATGGAGCATGCCGTCTTTGAAGGTGGGCTTCTGGCTGGCTGTTTCACTTCGAGCATTGATCAGTCGGTTTCCATCGGATGTGCTGTAGCCCCATTCCATTGGAAATGGAATGATTTTCTGTGCTCGACTGGTGGTGATCACAGGCACCTTTTCACTCGGAAAGATCTCGCCGGCTGTCTTGACTGAACCATCACCGTTATGCTTGCGATTGATTATGTCTATGATCTGCCTCAGTTCCTCTGCCTGGTCATCCTCTGCAATATAGTATCTTCCGCACATGATGATTCCTCCGATCAGATAGCCAGTTTTCTGGTGGCGTTCCTGCTGTCCAGAAGCCGCCGATTGCTTGTTTGAGAGCTGCATTCCCATAAGGAGCATGGCAGCTGTTCCACACTCATCAGGTAACGGGCCCTGTCCAGATCCGGAAACTCGTATTCATATACTTCTCCGTAATCATGCACCATTACGATGTAATACCGGGTATCCATACGCATGCTCCTTTGAGATTATTGATCGCCATCATCAACCGAGCACCTGACCACGCGGCAAATACTGCTCTTCAGCTGGCTGGCATCGAGTATCCCGGAAAAGGATACGCCCATTGCATCTGTACCGGTTTTCTCAAGGTTGCAGTCAAGACAGATGACTCCGCCATCGGCTGTTTCGATTCTGACTCGCTGAACGCTTTCTCCATCGCTGGCATCCAGATCGATGCGACGCTTCAGTCGGAGTGTGCGTCCTTTCGCACTGTGCACAGATACGAGCTTGCCTTCCTTCTGCAGCACTCGGACATGTCGAGCTACTGATGAGGGTGACTGAAGACCTACCGCTGCAGCAATTTCCCGATAGCTCGGCGGACAGCCATCCGTATCGCAGCGATCAGAAATGTACTGAAGAATACGATCACGCATTTCATGCTGCCCCATGAGTCTCATCCTTCCATTCCATAAACCAGCGCCCCAAGTTTTCGCTGCCGTAGTCGCAGTTGTGCTCAAAAAAGATCTCCTTAATCTTTCCCTGAATTTCGAATGTATATTTATCGCCCTGACCACCGGCCTTGAGTGCTGGCGCCGCTTTGCAATGAAGCACACGGTCGATCTTGTATGTGCGCCCATCTGTCCAAACAAAGGATCTGGGCAGCATCATTCCTTCCTCAGTGAATTCTACATTGACGCGCAGATACACCTTTATCCAGCACTCTTCTTTTTTCGGCATGATCAGCCACCTCCCGCAAAAAGAGTATAGGAAATAAGCCGACGCATTTCTGGTCGGGCATAAAACTCACAGATGATTATTTGCCGGATTTCTTTTCGCGGCGGAGTTCTTCCAGCATTTCCAGTTCTGCATCAGTCGCATACTGCTCCGGATCAACAGCACCAAGCACACGGCCTACGCAGCGGACATCGTCACCTTCAGAGAAGCGAAGCACCGGGTATTCCGGGTTATGGGAATGCAGACCGTCCGGCTGATACTCTTTCACGAAGCCGTCGCCGTTGGCAATAAAGATGCCGATCTCGCCCGGTTCAATGGATTCAGTGTGCTCAATGAACAGATCGTCACCATCATGGAAAGTGGGTTCCATACTGTTGCCGGTGACAGTGATAATTTCATCGGCGCGGCAGGCATTACGATCAGAACGGACATATACATAATGACCATGCCGGCTATCTTCCAGAGGATTGCCGGTACCAGCTGCAGTTAGCTGAGCATTCTTGAAGGTGCGCTCAAAGCCGCGTTCGCAGCGTCTGCGCAGTTCACGCTCTGCCTGATCCTGCATGGTGATCATCATTGCATCGATCAGTTCCTGATTGCTTGCATCCAGCAGCCTATAACTGTTCATGTGCCGCTGTTCATGTGCAGTCAGTTCGCTAGGTCTGCTGGGTACACCAAAGAAAGCTGAGATAGAAATATCCAGCAGATCGCACAGTGCGGGGATAATATTGATATCGGGTCTGGATCTGCCAGCCTCCCAATTGCTCACTAGATTCTTGGAAAGACCAAGGGCTTCAGTAAGCTGGGTCTGGCTGATGCCGCGATACTGCCGCCAGGTGCGAATGACTTCTCCATACATTTCTTTGTTGATCGCATGGAGCTTTTCTTTCTTGTGACCGGCAAGACTGACGATATTGCCTTCCCGATTCGCATCCTTAGTCGGTTTCATTACACAACCTCCCGATCATGATCTTGCCTGTAGTGTATCACACAAATTGTGGGATGTAAATACCCAAAATCTTGGAAGAAGCATATTTTACCTGCCGTTCGAGATGTAAACGTGATATATCGTGTGAAAAATTTCTGAATAACGGCACATCTGTTCTCTGCGTCCAGTTTGCAAGCCCATAATTTGTGTGATAGAATTCTGCTTGTCGATACGGCCTATAGGAAAATGACAAGCGAGGTGAGATGAAATGCCCCGGAACATCATTCTTCATAGCGACCTGAACTGCTTCTATGCATCGGTCGAAATCAACGAGAACCCGCGTCTGAGGGATAAGGCTATCGCAGTGTGCGGAAGCACGGAAAACAGGCACGGCATTGTTCTGACGGCATCCTATCCCGCCAAGCGGCGCGGAGTCAAAACAGGAATGGCAAACTGGGAAGCACGGCAGGCTTGCCCGGGACTGATCTGCGTTGATCCGCACTATGAGCTTTACCTGAAATACTCTCGGCTGGTGCGCAGGATCTATGCCCGTTACTCGGATACCATTGAACCCTTCGGAATGGATGAAAACTGGATCTCCATTCCGTACTGCAAGGGTGTGGCTGAAACCGGGCTTGAGGTTGCTGAAGAAATCCGCCGTGCTGTCCGTGAGGAAATCGGGCTGACCGTTTCCATTGGTGTTTCTTTTTCGAAGATCTACGCCAAGCTGGGCAGCGACATGAAGAAACCCGATGCAGTGACCGTTATCGATGAGAACAACTACCGGGAAAAGGTATGGCCGCTGCCCGTGTCCGATCTGCTGTATGTCGGTCCCCAGACGACAAAGAAGCTGCGCGGCATGAACATAACGACCATCGGCGATCTCGCCAATTTCGATCCCATTCTGCTTCAGTCGAAATTTGGTGTGAACGGCATCAAGCTGTGGCGTTTTGCCAACGGCACAGACCATGCCACCGTGAAACCCTCAGATTATGTTAACCCCATTAAATCTGTCGGTCATGGCGCCACGAGTGTAGTTGATCTGGAAACCAATTATGATGTCTGGCTTGCGTTGCTGGATCTGGCGCAGGATGTCGGGCATCGGCTCAGAGCAAGTGAACTGGCAGCGAAAGGAGTGCAAATCACAGTGAAAGACAACGAACTCATGTCCCGTCAGTACCAGATGACGCTGGACTTTCCCACACGAAGCCCTCTGGAGTTGGCGCAGGCTGGATTCGCCCTTTTCCAGCAGCGATACCAGTGGTTCAAGCCCGTTCGTGCGATCACGATCCGCGGCATCAATCTGGTATCCGAGCGCCAGCCTCTTCAGCTGGATATTTTCTGCGATTACCAGCGCCGGGAGCGCAGACGGACTCTCGATGACACCATTGATGATATCAGGCATCGCTATGGTCAGGGAGCCATCTTCTCTGCTTCCCTCATGGGTGATCGCAAGCTGGCACAGGACAAGTGCGATCTTGTCATGATGCCGGGCATGATGTACTCATAAGGACAGGAGGCTGCCTATGGAAAAACAACGGGTACTGAAGCGAGTTTCCATACGCAACAGGCACAGTAAATACAAGAGCAATCCCCGCGTGTTCGACGTGGTCCTGATTGGCAAGAGGGTCTTTTTCGAGGTTAAGACCGGCAAGGATCAACTAGAGCGCATCCCTTTTGAGGACGTGATCGAGCAAGTTGAATCAGCGGTTTTACAAGAACAGCATACACAGTCATCCCAAAGAACTACCGCAACCTGAGCCGCAGCATGGCTGACGAGCATCAAACGGCGGAGCCACTTCCACAGAGTATTCCGTGGGATAGCTCCGCCGTTTCACGTCTCCAAATTTTGCGTGAAAATGTGCTTGACATTTGCGTGTTGTTTGCGTATAATAATTGCGTAAGCAAATCTCACGCAAGCAAACAGGAGGCGATCACCTTGAGAAATAGAACTTACATCTTCAAAAAGACCCATGAATTAAACAAGGAGCTTTTCGCCGAGCTGCTCAATGCCGCGCGTGGTGGAAGGACCATGAAGGACTTTGCAGAAGCCTGCGGTGTCAATCCATCGACTTTGACTCGCATAATGCAGAAGGCAAATAAGGGTGCCAGTTCAACGGAACTGCTTGAAGCCATCGCTGAGCATGCGGCTCCCAATAGCGGTGTTACGCTCGAAGAACTCGCACAGGCCAACGGATATACGCTCGAAAGTGGTGACGGAATCAAGGCTAGAAAAGTCAGCACATATTTGGACAATTCCGAAGCACTAATTCGGAATATTCTCGTACACGGCCTGATTGATCGTGGAGCCGAGGTACGCATGGGCAACATCCGGTACACCTTCAGCAAATCGCTCTCTCTTCACCCGGACGCATTGTTGATGACCGATGCCTTCGGACATGAGCACGAAGTATGGTTTGTTGATTCTATACTCGGCATTCCTCGGATGACCTACGTGGAGGGACATCCTATACATAAGACGAAGGTAAAGCAGATTGCCTTTGAAAAGCTCAGCCGGTTTGTGTTCATTTCTATGAATAAGATAGAAACTTTCCGGCCTACCCGTTTCTCGCTGGTAGTCTTTGATCAGGAGATGTACGACATCATCGCGGAGGAATTCGCCGAGACCGTAGTTCCCACGGATATCTCTATCATCCGCATTGACAGTCTGAACGGCTGCATTACAAACGAATTTATGCTCCCGCACAGCGAAAAGGGCAAACAGGAGTCCTACTTCATGACTACCGCAGTTGTGGAAGATGATCAAGACTATCTGGGCAGCGACATATATGACGAGGAAGAATAAGGAGGACAGCGCATGGCAGAATCGACCAGAAGTAAGAACATGATCTACACCCCCGAACGACACATTCCCATTGGTGAAGCACTCAAACTGGCAGACGGCGAATACGCCCTCCGGATTAAGAAACCGCAGAGCCAAGAGGTTGAAATAATACGTATCGGAAAGCTTCTGTCGCAGGTGGCTACCGCAGCCGAGGCAAGAGCATAAGCAGGGCTCCCAGGCGAGGAACCCGCTTCATACACTACTTTCGCTCAAGACGAGCAGAACCGTTAGAGTTCAGGCCGGCACGAGCATTCATCAGGCAATGACGCCTGTGGATGAACGTGTCGGCCTTTTCTTTTTCATTCTGGGAAAGGAGGCCACATGATCAGCATCAAGAACAGCGAA